AAGGTTGCAATCGTCAGCGGCGGCACGGCTGGCTACATCTGGGGCACTGATGGCACAGATGGCCTTATCCGGCTGAACAGCTCGCTGAGCTGGACCAAGGATGCAGGCAACGCCTTTGTCACCATCGCGGTTGATACTGTCGATGGAGGCACCTTCTAATGGCAAGGATCGCCAAGATCCTGATCCGCAACGGCACCACTGCGCCTAGTGCCGGCGACTTTGATGTGGCTGAGCCGGCATGGGATAAGACTGCCGGCAAGCTGTACATCAAGAACGCCGCTGGCACGATGGTGGAGATCGCTGGGGGCGGCGGCAGTGTTGACGTTGATCCTGTAATCGCTGGAATGATCTTCTAATGACTGCTCCAAACCTTAAAAGCCCCACCACGATCACCGGCAAAACGGCGCGATATGCCGTGACCACATCGCTGGCTGCCGCACTGAGCAACAGCGCAGCAAGCGGCAAGGCGCTTAAGATCAACAGTATCTTCTGCGCCAATGTAGACGGCACGAATCCTGCTGACATCAGCGTAAGTATTTACGATGGCACTACTGATTTTTATCTAGCCAAGACCATTACTGTGCCCGCTGATGCCACGCAAATTATCAGCACCAAAGAAACATATTTCTACTTAGAAGAAGGCGACAGCATCCGCGCAGTGGCCAATGCTGCTAGCGACCTAGAGCTTGTCATCGGCTATGAGGACATATCATGATTGGTTTCAATGGCGGGTTGATTGGTGGATTGGCCAATGCTCGTGATACGTCTGTAGGGCCGTCGGTGCCTGGTGTGTGGACGTTGCCAGAGCAGAGGAACGCAAAGTTGGCGCTTCAATGGCCTGTTGTTGGTGGAGATCCTGACTTTTCCAGTGTGTCTTTACTACTACACCTAAATGGCACAAACGGCAGCACAACCTTTACTGATACCAGCTCATCTCCTAAAACAGTAACAGGCGTAGGCAGTGCTCAAATTAGCACAGCAGAAGCTAAAGCTGGCTTTGGCCAGAGTCTTTTGCTTAATGACGCCAACACTTACGCTAACTATCTATCTACGTCCGATAACGCAGGGTTTCAGTTCGGCACTGGTGATTTTACCGTGGAAGCATGGATTTATCTAATTTCTAAACCTAGGAACATTGCCGGTATTTTATGCAGTGGCTCGGCGTCATTCGGGGATAATGGAGGATATTTTATTGTGGATGGCAGCAACAAAATACAAGTTGGATTGCCGGGTTTTGCTGTTTCTGGTGGCGCAATATCAACAGGCCAGTGGTATCACGTAGCGGGCACGCGAAGCGGGACAACAACTAGAGTATTTGTTGACGGCACATTAGAAGCCACTGGCACTAGTGATAGCAACAGTTACAATTTCTCAAAAGACAATTTGCTAATAGGGCGAAATGGGTGGGACGGTTTAGGCAGTCAAGGGTTTTATGGTTACATTGATGACGTTCGGATTACAAAAGGCGTAGCCCGCTATACCGCAACGTTTACTCCGCCAACAGTGCCGTTCTTTGATTCCTGATCAATAATGCTCTATTCCTTCCGCAACCAACGCCCAGCGCCATTGCCTAACCGCATACGGCTGTCGAATGGCTTCACGCGCTACGCACACCAACCCCCCACGGCTGAGGAGATCCTAGATGCTGGCTATGTCGCCTACACCGAACCCGCCTACGACCCTGCCACTGAGCAGCTCCTATGGGTAGATGGCGCCTATATAATTGAAGCACTCCCTCCCCCAATTCCAACACCACGCTGGGTGGACTTCAGCGCAGCCATCATGGCCATGCCTGCCATCAACGTAATGCTTGGCGCTGTGCTGCAAGCTGCACCTGGCCTGTATGGCGGCCTAGTGGTTGGCCTGCAAAATGCCAGCGAAGGCGATAGCCGCGTGTTTCTCAACTCTTGGCACGCTGCCATTGCAATGATGCTGGTAAGCGAAGAGCTGATCACCACGGTGCAGGGAGTGGCCGGCGAGTACGACCTGCCAGAAGCGTTCATCGGGGCGCTGGCGGCAGCTGCGTAGGGGCAGCCACCTGGCTTCCGGGCCGTCAGCCGTTAGCCTTGCTCAGAGCATTGCACCTATGCAGCTGTGGCTGAGCCGTACACCGCGATCCTGGCCGCGCTTGCAGGGGTGCTCTTTGGTGGCACCAGCAACTGGATCGCTAACATCCGCCGCCGTGACGATGCAGCCACCGTCGCGCTAATCGAGCTGTCAGCGTCGGTCAAACACATCGACAAGACCCTGCAGCGCTTCGAGAGCGCATTTGAGAGCGTCAATACGACCCTTCACCGCCACGACCACCGGATCAACCGTCTAGAAGCAGGCAAGGTCGGCGGGGATACAGCAGGCATGGATAGTTGAGCAGGGGCCGCTAGGTTTAGGACACACCTGCAACAGCCCCATGGAGTTCTTATCGCATCCAGCGTTTTGGATCGTGCTGGCGGCAGTGTCCGAGTTAGTCGGGCTGTCCTCGCTAAAAAGCAATTCGGTCGTGCAGCTGATCCTGCAAGCGCTCTACGCCATCAAGCCGGGAAAGGGCTGAGGCCGAACATCGGCCCGGCCACGCTGACTCTGTTCAGCACCAGGCCCCGTGACGCAGAAGCCAAGCAGCTCATTGCCGAGGCCAGAACCATTGCGTCCATCGACAAGCAGGTGGACGCCTTTCATGCTGCTCAGCCAAAGGCTCCTGATCCAGTGATCATCGAGCACCCGATTGATGACGCACGGCAAACCGGCGAGCGCAGGTTGCTGGGTGGGCCCATGGAGATCAAGTCTCCGTGGAGTGATCTCAACCGCAAGTGAGACACCAGCCGCCGGAGCCACCCGGCATCCACCTGGGATTCCAGTTTTTGCGGCTGTAAATCAACCCAGCACCCTTGGTGTTGCTGCTGTAACCGCCCTGGACCAGCAGGGCCTCGCCATTGGGGTCGTTGTGGATCCAGGCCACGGCGGTGTAGCCGATCACCACCGACCAATGGCCGCCACCGCTAGGAGCCCCTACAGGGCCCTTGTGGAGCCAGCCAACAGCCACGGGCCTGCCAGCGTCTATCTCCCGCTCCAGGGCCCCTGGGGTGCCACTGGTGTGGAAGTTGGCCTTGAGCCCCAGGGACCGCAATGCAGCCAGCTGCGCTTCTGCTGATGTGGTGTCGCCGTATTTGGCGCGGATCAGGTTGTAGGCATCGTCATTGGCGACCTTGCCCCAGTACATGGCGAGCATTGCGCAGGAGCTGGAGAAGCACTCGCGGTAGCCGGTACCGCTCTTGTTATCGAGCTGGCTCTGCCACTTCACAGTCAGCGGGTTGCGCAGGAGCACCGGCAGCTTGAGGGGCCGCTGCTGGTCCATGAGATTGATCAGCCGCTCGCTGTAGGCCGGCAAGGTGGCGTAGCCCTGGCGCTGCAGTTCCTTGGCAGCCTCATTGCGGTTCGCCGCATGGTTGACGCCTTTGTGGGTTTTCCAGTCCAGGTACCAGCGTTCCACCAGGTACTTCACCGCTGCGTCGAGCGAGGCAAAGTCAAGGAACGAGGCCATGATCGTGATTGTCTGGCCGTCCACAACCTCCTGGGTCTCCTTGACGGTGCCCGGGCCTTTCAATCCAAAGGGGTTATTGCGGCCGCTCATGTGCTTGCCAGAACCGCTTTCCAGCCGCCACTGGGCAGCAACAAGTTCTGGGTAGCGGCAGCGGTACTTTCGGGCTGCTGCTTCAATTCCAGCCCAGCTGTTCTCAATGTCGCCAGCACCGCGCCAATCGCTCACCCAGTCGGCGTTCTCGGCAAGCAACAACGGGTCAGCCTGCTTGATGTGCTGACCGAGCTTGATGATGCTTTTCTTCTGGTGCTCCAGGCCCTTGTAGTTGTCCCAGAACTGGAGCCAGCGCTCGTCACTGAACTGGACTTGCTGGATCATGGGAGTGAATACTCTGCACCTGTGTAACTGTGGCTGATCTCCGCGACAAGCTCGAACAGCTCCATGAGGACGTGGTTGAAGTGCTCAGCGACCGGCTCAAGGCCGGTGAGGTGTGCAACGACGACCTCAAAATGGCGATGCAGCTGCTGAAGCAGAACGCCATCTCAGCTGCCGCCATGCCTGACACGCCCGCAAGCGACCTAGCGCGAATGACAGGCAAGCTCAACTTCTCCACCCTGGAGGAAAAGACCAAGGTGGTGCCGCTGCGCCGGGAGGAGCGCCTCAGCGCCTGACACCCCCGTAGGCCTGGTTGCGGACCTTGGGGCGATAGCCCATGGCCAGCGTGTCGATCTGACTGCCGGTCTCGTCAAACCAGGCATCTCGGATTGCATCGTCGATCTCCTCCTGCCGGGAAGCCTTGGCACGCTCCTGGTCCTGGGCGGCGGCCTCGACGAAGTACGCGCAGCCCAGGCTGAGCGCATCAACCCGGTCATCGAACTGCAGCGCCCCGCGCTCGATCGTGATCCGGCTCATCTGGTACAGCAGCGAGCGGGGGTGACCAGTCTCCGGGTCGCGTTCAGCGCCAGCCCAGTCGCTTTGGATCAACTCGGTGTTGAAGATCAGCCGGTGCTGCTGCACCAGTGGCGCCAGGGTGTCAACAATGCGGCGCTCCTTCTGACCACTGACACGGCGCTCCTGGACACCGCAGGGATGCAGTTTCTGCATAACCGGCTGCAGCAGGGCGGTGAACATGCCGTCACCGAGGTTGCTTTCTGCCACCACGTCAGAGACATTCCAGCGCTTGGCACGTTCAGCCAGCAACCTGAGCACCTCCGGCTCGTAGCCGCGGGTGGTGCCGCCGCTCTCCAGCACAAACAGGTTGCCGTTGAGCTCAGCAATCACAGCCCAGGCCAGCTCGTCACTGCCGCGGCCGGAGGGGTCAATCGCCAGGATGCACCGCCAGGTTTCATCTGCTGGCACCCAGCCCTGCACAACAGCAGGGGAGTGGTAGAAGCGATCAGCACCCATACCCACGCACTGCAGGCTCTGGATGCGGTGTTCGCTGCTGGCGGACCAGGCCACCACCTCCGGCAGTGCCTTGCCGTCAAGCGGCATGACGATCAAATCGCCCAGCCGAATTGGGAACTTATCAAGGGTGGACAGCCGGCAGTTGAGCATGAACTGCAGCTGCCAGCTGATCTTGGTGCTGCCCATCTCACGACGCAGCAACTCCTCCTCGCCAAAGCGCTCCGGGTCAGTGGGGCGCCCGGCTAGCTCAGGGCGCTCGTCAAGCTCCTCAACCATGAACGGATCAAGGAAGCCCTCATACGCATCCCACTGCTCTGGGTTAGTGGGGTCGGGGTAACGGCACGGCCACAGCCGAATCTTGTAGCCGCGTTCCCGCACCAGCCGCCAGTACATGGAGGTTTCCAGGTGCGGTGTGCCCAGGTACGCAATCACCCGGGGCAGGATCTGCTCCTCGCTATCGGGCTTGAGGATGGCCTCAAGCTCGGTGGTGGCAGTCCAGAGACGCTCCTGCTTCAGGGGTGTGATCGAGTTGTTAAGCGTCTCGATGTCATCCGGGTAGATGGCCGTGGCCCGCTTGCCGGTCAGCGATGGCGAGAGGATCCCCACAGCCCGGACACTTGGGCTCTGATCCACCACTGACGGCCCCACGTCGAAGGCTTTGGTGGAGCTGCGACCATCAGCACGGGGCTCCAGGCACCGAAGGATGTCGATGTCACGGATGCACCGCGCCATGAAGGTGGTGATCTCCATTGCCTTCTCAGCAGTGGAGCCAGGAATCAGGATCTTTTCGTTGAATGGATCAATGCGCAGCCGATGCAGCGCACGGAACGCGGTGATCGTGCTTTTGGCCACGCCACGGAAGCCAACCGTGATTGAGCGGTTGGGGCCGGTTTCCAGCCAGTCGCAGATGCGCAGCTGCTGCTTGGTGGGCTCCTCCGCCAGGTTGAGCTCCCTGAGCACGTAACAGGCGAAGTACGCAAACCGGCCAGCACCCAGCTCCGGTGGCATCGGAACCCAGCTCAAAGGGAAACCCCTCCCGCCGATAAGGCAGAAGGGGTTTCACCAACCACCAACCAGGATGAGCCGGTCGGATCACGACGGAACCACCCGTCCATGACGAGCACAGCCTAAAGCTCCGTGGCTGGTGCAGCCAGGCTGTTGCTGGCAACGCGGGTGCGCTTCTTGGGCGGTGGGGGCGGCGGGGCAGGTGGCGCTGCTACGGCAGCTTCTGCAACCTGCACCACGTAATCAGGGACATCGCTACCCCAGTGCTGCAGCCCAAGACGAATCCGTTCGTCATTCGTGAGGTACACAGGTGCAAAGCATCTGACCTCAGGTTATCGGCTCTAATCAGCTGAACCCACCGTCGCCTTGAACTGTGTCCATAGATGGCCGCGGCGCTGAGGGCTGCCCACCGAAGCGACGTAGGGATTGAGCAGGTAGTAGTTCTCGCCGGTGTTGCGATCCACCACCCGCGCCAGCAGCATCTCTTTTTTGAGTCGGGTCAACGAGCTGACGCAAGTGGGTAATTGGATCTGCAACCGCTCGGCCAATGCCTTGGCTGTGATTGGCACCCGACCGCTTCGCCAGTTCATGTAGGCCATCAAAGCCATGAACACAGCCATGTCCCTGAGCTCCAGTCGCCGGGCACCAACCAGGCTGATGGCGCTGTCCAGATCTTGCTGATGAACCATGACGAAACCCTCCTGGCCATCTTCCTTAGACTTCATGCAGTCAGTCTCCAGCTGACGATCCCAACGAGCCTTCTGGCTCATCCAGCAGCAAGGTCTCGCAACGACCCTGTTGTTGGAAGGGATTTGGACAGGGCTAGTTTAAGCACCAATCAACTCAGCTGTCGATAGATCCGCTTCCTCACTGGGCCGCTTCAAAGTCACTCTGATCTCTCTACTGGTAACCACAGAGGATCCACCCGAAATTTCCCCCAGCCGCAACGACGCCACCCAGCAATACACCCACTACTGCAATGCACGCAGGGCAGATCGCGGGGTGATTTTTTTTCGCTTTATTGAGAACGAGTTGCAATTAGGGGGCAAGGGGGTGGAATCGCTGAGCGGGGTGGACCGAAGCGCTGAAGACCGTTTTTGGGTCGCGCGATGTGGTGGAGACCCCAGCGCTAGGCGAGCTGCAGACCCCCCGTAGGGGTAGGTTCCGACGCCCAGGGGGCGGCGCGGCTGTTGGCTTGCTGCCTTGCAGGCATCCGAGCGCCGGAAAGGCAGGCCCCTACTGGCTTGTCTGCGGATTTCAGATCCGTTTGCAGGCTGCAGGGCCTGGGCCGGCACGGCTAGCGGTGACCGGGTAGCACCTATGGCCCAAATCTAATGTTAAGAATTGTTACAGATTGGTAGGAACGCCCACCCAACCCCACTTGCACAGGTGCAACGCAAGCCATGATGCCTACAGGTTCGCTGCAGTAGTGCAACGAGCCGCCAACCACCAACCAACCGCCCGCCATGACCTCCACCGCCTTCTGCCTGCTGCTGTGCCTGCTGCTCCTGCCCGTGCTGGTGCTGCTGTGGGCCACTGAGAGCCGCGAACAGCGCGCTCGCCGCTGGCGCCGCTCAGGCCTCACCCAGCAGGCCATTGCTGACCGCCTGGGCTGCAGCCGCCGCACCGTCGGCCGCCTGCTGGCCGCTTGACCTCGACCAACCACCAACCGCCAACCACCCGTCCGCAATGACAAGCGCAACCGCAACAACTACCGACTACCTCTCGATGGACGTGCGGGCCTACTCAGGCCTGCTCGAGGACTGCACCGGCTACACGGTCCAGATCGCCACTGATGACGAGGGCGAGCTCTGCTACCAGCTGACCGACGCCTACGGGGACGCCGACGGTGAGCCCTGGTACGAGTGGGCCGACGTGGTGGCCGACACCCTCGACGCCATCGAGGCCCAGCTGCAAGCCGTAAGGGCCTGAGCCATGGAGCGCACCGCCTCGACGATCGCTGCCGCCCTGCTGACCGTGTGGGCCCTGGTGGGCCTCGCCAGCCAACGCCAGCCGCTACCAGCCGCAGCCACCACGCCCGCGCCACTGGTGGCCGCACCGGCCGCACCCTCAGCGCTGGGGGACATCCGCAGCCTCAGCCGCTACCCCGGCAACTGATGCCAGCCCGGAGCTCCTAGGGGCTCCCTGCTGCCTTCAGCAGCACCAACCACCAACCAACCGCCCGCAATGACCACCAACCTTTCAACCGCAGCCCTGCAGGTCTCCCACTTCAACGAGGGCACCTATAGCGGCATCCAGTGCTCATGGTTCCGGGAGATGCTCATCACCCTCGAGGGCCAGGGCACCACCTTTCTCGATCTCAGCCTCGAGGCTCGCCACAGCTGGCCCAACGAAATCTTCTACAACAGCCGCTACCTGCAGCTGGTGGTTCGTGACGGGGCCGTGGAGTGCATCACCAAGAGCTACAAGCTGCCCACCTTCCGCAAGAGCAAGGCCAGCACGCCTGAGCAAGTGGTTCGAGTGGTGAACCGCTACCTGGACCGGGTGGCCGAGCTCGAAGCCTGACCCTCTCACTGAGCCCTCCGGGGCTCTCTGAGGGGCTCACCCTCGCCAACCACCAACCCCACCGAGACCATGACAGCCACCGCCTACCGCTGCGACTACTCCCACCAGCTCCACACCATCCCGACCGACGACAAGCACCGGGTCACCGTCCGGCAGATCATCGACGCCATCGACACCTGGGTTCAGTTCAACCTGCAGACCGAGCACGGCCTGGCCATCAACGGCAATGAGATCTATTGGCTCGACTACGCCGAAGGCCAGGGCCACCAGGTGCCAGCCCACACCGGCCCGCTGCTCCGCTTAGGGGTTCGCCCTGGTTCGAGTGAAGGCTGGATCCTGGTGGCCTACGTCGAGGGGAGGACTACGCCAATCCTCAGCGCCAAGCTCTGGACCCTGGACGCTGCCCAGCGGCTCATGGCCGCCCTTTCGCGGGCCAGTGCCGACTGCCTGGCCTGACGACAGCCCGGAGGGCTCCGGCCCTCCCTGCTGCCCTCGCAGCGCCAACCACCAACCCACCTAGGACAGTCCTAGGACAATCCCATGACTCACCTATGACACAAGCTGCACAGCTGCAAAGCATCTACCGGGGGCACACGCTCGCCGAGAGCGCCGACCTACTGGGCCAGCCCCTGGTGACCGCGTACCAGCCCGATGGGGCTGCCCTGGGGCAGTACGGCACCCAGCAGCAGGCCCGCCAGGCCATCGACCGCGCCTACCCCAAACAACTCGCCGCTCAGGGGGTGCTGCCGTTCAACGACGGCGCCCAGCTGGGCCCGCTATTCCACTGAGAACCGCCATGACACGATTCACAACCGCCGAGGCCCTGTTGCTGACCGCAACGCTGCGGCCGCGGCTACAGGCCCTGCTCGAGCTCCACGCCGCCCAGGTGCAGACCCTTCCCGCAGGAGATACCGCCTGGGCCGACACCGAGGAGGCGATCGAGCTCTGCTCCGGCGCCATGCAGAAGCTGGAGGCGATCGCGTGACCATCTTGAAAGCCCTCTGTTGGGTCTGCCTGCCGCTTGCTCTGATCCCGGTGGCCTTCCTCTGGCCCCTGGGGCTGGTGCTGGGGCTGGGCTGGGCCATTGCCCGCCGCTTCCGCCCTGCTGAGGTCAAAGCAGCAGAGCGCAGCAAGGCCAGAGCGGTGGCCGAGCTGCAGCGGCGCCGCGTTGAGACTGCGATCCAGATGCAGCTGGCCGCCCACGGGCTGCCTGACACCGCCAGATACCGGGCCCTGGTGGCCCTGAAGCTGGGGACACAGCGATGACCCAGCCCACCGATGTAGCTGCCCTGCTCAAGGGGCTGCGCGGGGTGTTCCGCGACCACATGAAGAGCACGGGCCGGCACGTGGGGCACCCGCCCCTGGTGGCCGCCGAGGCCCTGCTGTGGATCGCTGGCGGCATCGATCACGGCAGCGACCTGGCCGACGCGATGGGGATGGACCGGAGCACAGCAAACCGGACCATCGCCCTGCTGCGGGGCCGCACCCGCTGGCGGGAAGGTCGATCAATGCCTAGCCCGTTTGGGCTGGTTGAGCTAAGGAAACACCCGCACCGCAGGGGGTTTCAAATATCTCTGACCAAAGATGGCCAGGGCTTGATAGCCGAAACCTTTAAGTAGTGCCGGGGATACCTGCACAACTGAAACCTAAAAACGATGCCCATAGCCTTAATCGCTTCAGTTTCGATCCCCTGGGGCCAGCAGTGGCAGGAGCTGGACGTTTTCTTTGAGGAGTGCGGGGGACCGCCCCGTGTCGTGTTGCAGAGGTGGCATAGTCCTAGGACAGTCCTATGCCACCAACCATGGATCTGGCTCTCTTTTCGAGGGCTCTGGACGCTTTTGCTGTCCACAGCCCGACGCACCTTTACGTCCATCACGTCCAGGTGTTTATGGAGGTCGCGACCCACGGCCGCCGCAGCTACGAGGAGATTGCCACCGCGTTAAGCGTCTCGCCTTCCTCGGTGTCTCGCATCGCGCAATCGCTGTCGGACACGCACCGCCACGGCACGCCAGGCCACGGCCTGGTGGACATTGAACGCGACGCCACGATGGGCCGCCGGTTTGTGCTGACGCTGAGCCCCAAAGGCAAGGCGTTGGCCCGGCAGATCGCCAACCTCTGATGCCACCAACCACCAACCACCAAAACCACCATGACCGGATCAGTACGCCGACACAGCGACGGCTGGATCGCTGATGTAACCGTTGACGGGGTGCGCCGCACCCGCAAGGCCAGGACCAAGGCCGAGGCCCTCGCCGTCAAGCGAGAGCTGCTGGAGCAGCTGCTGGCCAGGCCCTCGGGCCCCGGCAACGGGATCACCCTCAAAGAGGCCCGCGAGCTGTCGCTGCGGATTCGCTGGAAAGGCTTGGCCTACGAGCGCACGGCTGAGATTTACAGCCAGTCCGCCCTCGACTACTTCGGCGCCGACACCCAGCTGGGCGAGATAACCGCGCCGATGATTCAGGACTGGCGCCAGAAGCTGGCGGCCAAGGGCAACCGCCCCGACACCATCAACAAGAAGGTGTCAGCAGTGCGGGCAATGATGGCCGACGCTGTGCTCCACGGCCGGCTGGAGGTCATGCCATCGCTGCCCCGGCAGCTGACCAAGCGCAACACCAAGGACCGGGTGTTCTCCGACCAGGAGGTGGCCGGCCTATGCGCCTACTTCCAGGCCATCGACCAGCCCGCCGCGGCCGATCTGCTGGTGTTCCTGCTGGAGACCTGTTGCCGCTGGGGTGAAGCCGAGAAGCTCAAGGGCCAGGACGTGAGCCTCAAGCAGGGCACAGTCACGTTCTGGAGCACCAAGAACGGGCGGCCCAGATCGGTGCCACTCACCCGCCGCGCTATTGACGCAATCACGCCGCACCTGCCGCCCGTGCCGGGCCATCGGGTGTGGCCCTACAGCTACTGCACCTATCGGCGGCACTTCGCCAGCGGCAAGGAGGCCCTGGGGCTGGCCGATGACGAGGCCCTGACCATCCACACCACACGCCACACCTGCGCCAGCAAGCTGGCCAGCCGAGGGGTGAACCAGGGCCAGCTGATGGCCTTCGGGGGCTGGGAGAGCCTGGCAGCGGTTCAGAGGTACATGCACCTGCAGACCGGGGCGCTGGCCGCCTGCGTCGCTGCGCTGGAGGCCTGAGCCATGGTTGAGCTAATGCTGCTGGCCCAGCTGTCTGGGCCGGCCTGCGGGTGGAACAACGGCATGGAGATAACGCCGGAGAACATGCCGCTGACCGGCTGCACCGTGCCGAGCAAGACCGACCCCCACGGGGTTCGGCTGCGCATTGACCCGTTCTCACCCAGCGGGCTGCGGGCTGAACCGGCCCGGCCAAAGCTCTGGGATTGAGTGGATGCAAAGCGGAAGCATCCACCGGGTAGCTTTGGGATGCGGATTCGATGCGGATATTCGCTTGATCGGCACCCCGCCGCATCCTGCGAAAACCCCGAGATCCCTTCCAGCGCAACGCGGGGGCATGGCGGAATTGGCAGACGCAGCGGACTTAAAATCCGTTTCGCCATACTGCACTACTGCAAAACACTTGGCAGCCCTGCGGTTAGATAGGGACTGACCAACCGTGCAGAGGTGCAGTGGAAAAACTGCCAAAAAGCGACCTTCCCGCACACGGCAGGCATACGGCATTTATTCCACCTCCTCCAAACGAGCTCCAAGCATCCCGGGAGGAGCTCCAAATAGAGGCCGCCAGCGACCGCGCTAAGGCCAGCCGGGCCAAGCTGGTGGCCCAGGGCAAGGAGAGCGCTACCGAGTACGGGAGGCAGCTGTTCGACTGCTGCGGGGAGGCCGTGAAGATCGGCATCGACGCCCTGCTGACCCGGTTTGCTGCCAACCCGGCAATGGCGGGGCCCCACTTCGAGGCGCTGCCGATGCTGCTGCACTTCAAGGACAAGGGACTTGCACCAATCGCTGCTGTTGCCCTGGGGGCTGTGCTGGACACGCTCACCCGGCGCCTGCGGTACAGCGTGCTGGCCACCACGATCGGCCGCCGCATAGAAGACGAGGTGCGGGCCATTGCGATCGACGACCGGAGCCCTGATCTGCTGCGGCTGCTGAAGAAGCGAGCAGACGGCAACAAGAAGGAGGTGGTGGGCGCCAAGGTCATGGGCCAGCTGCATTTCAACCAGGAGCCCTGGACTGCTGGCGACCGCAGGGCCGTTGGCTCCCTGCTGCTGGATGTAGTGGTGCGCGAGACCAGCCTGGTGCGGGTGGTGCATATCTCCCAACGGCAGCCGATGGTGGAGCCCACCCTCGAAACGCTGACCCTGGCCAAGGCTTGCCCGGCCCGGCCTGTGGCACCCAAGCGGCTGCCGATGCTGGCGCCGCCGCGGCCATGGACTGGCCTGTATGGAGGAGGGCACTACAGCAACACCCAGCCGCTGGTGGGCTGCCGTGCGCCACGAGACCTCGGCTACCTGGATGGGCCAGCGCTGGCCCCTGCCCTGAAGGTGATCAACACCCTGCAAGAGCAGCAGATGGCCATCGACCCCTGGGTGGTTGACGTGCAGCGCCAGGCCTGGGACTCCAACCTGCCCAACCTGTTCCCGGTGCGCCGCGAGCCGGTGACAGCGCCGCCGCGGCCAGAGGATGAGAAGGACCGCAAGGCCTGGAAGGCATGGCAGAAGCAGGCGACCGCGGCCTGGCACGACGAGCGGGAAGGCAAGAGGCAGCGGGTACGAATCGAGCAGGCGCTGCGGGAATGCGAGCAGGTGGCGGGCCAGCCGGTTTGGTTTGCCTATGACCTGGATTTCCGCGGCCGGGTCTACAGCTCGAACCGCTACGCCACGCACCAGGGCCCCGACTGGGAGAAAGCAGCGGTGAACTTTGCCGTTGGTGAGCGGTGTGACGAGAGCGCAGCTGACTGGATCCTCAAGGCAGCAGCAGGGCACTACGGGCTGGGCCGCGTCACATGGCAGGAGCGGCTGCAGTGGGGGCGCAGCAACATCGAGCGGCTGGTGGCGGTGGCCGAGAACCCCCTCGACCAGCTGGAGCTATGGGACGGGGCCAAGGATCCGTGGCAGTTCCTGCAGATGGCCCAGGCCTTTCGCAGTTGGCTGGCTGACCCGAACCAGCCGATCACGGTGCCGATCCGTTTCGACCAGACCACCAGCGGGCCTGGAATCCTGTCGGCCCTAGTGCGGGACCGGCGCATTGCCGAGAGCTGCAACTTGATTGGCGATCGCCCGAGTGATCTCTACGCAGTGGTGGCCGCCCGGGTGCAGCAGTTGCTGCGAGGTGACCTGGAGGCAGGTTGCGATCGCTCACAGCGGCACGCTGCGTTCTGGCTGGAGCTGGGCATCGACCGGAAGCTGACCAAGGGCCCGGTGATGACGACCACCTACGGCGCCCAGTACCAGGGAATTGTTGACGGGCTGGTGGAGCTGCTCACCCAGGAGGTGGGCCTGCTGCATCCATGGGACTACGAGAGCAAGCTGCTGGGCCCCAGCAGATACCTGGCCAAGCGGCTGCTGGCCACGCTTAAGGAGGAGGTGCAGCCCTGCCTGGCGGTGCAGGACTGGCTGCGGAAGGTGTCGGCCGTAGTGGTGAAAGCGCAGAAGTCGATCGAGTGGACCACGCCAATGGGTTTCCCGATGCGGCTGGGCTCGCTGACGCCATCGCGCAGCAAGGTTCAGACCCTGTTGAGCGGGGCACCCAGCTGGCAGACCTTGATGGATAAGCCAGAGCGGGGGGAGTTGAGCGCCAGGGCCACGAACAGAAGCATCACGGCCAACCTGGTCCACAGCTTTGACGGGGCCCTGGTCCACGCCGTTGTTCACAGAGGTGCATCGCATCAGGTCCAGCTGCTGACAAGTCACGACTGTTTTGCGGCAATCCCAGCGCGATGTGACTGGCTGCACCACACGCTCCACGACGAGCTGCGAGCCATGTATATGACCGACTGGCTGGCGGAGATCACGGCTGAAATCAAGGCCAGATCAGGGGTTAGGCGGCTTCCGCCACCGCCAATGGTGGGTGACCTGTGCCCTGGGGAGATCGGTCAGAACCCCTATTGCTTCTCCTAGGACGGTCCTAGGACTTGCGTACGATGGTCCTATGCCTTACGTTCGCTGAGTACACTGCAGATCTGCAGCGCAAATGACGCGACAAATGCTGACAACCCCCGTAGGCGATGCCTGCTGGGCGAAATGTTTCGACCCCGAGCCAGACCGTTTCGACGAAGAAAAGCCCCGCAGCTGGTCAATCAGCTGGTGTGCTGATCAGAGCGGCAAGGCGGCCATGGCCCTGATGCAAACGATCGAAGCCGAGTTTGCCCGCCTCCATGGGGAGGGGGCCAAGCCCAGCAAGAACGCCTGGCCCTTCAAGGAGCAGATCGACCGGGAAGGCAATGCCACTGGCCTGATGGAGTTCCGCTTCAAGAAGAACGAGACCACCAAAAAGGGGCAAACGCTCCAGGCCCCGGCCGTCTACGACAGCCACAAGAACCTGTGGCCCGCTGGCGAGCTGATCGGCAACGGCAGCAAGGTGAAGGTGGCCTTCTCGGCCTGGGGCTGGGAAGACAAGTTCGGCAAGAAGGGCGTGAGCCTCAGCTTTGAGGCCCTCCAGGTGCTCGACCTGGTGCCCTACGAGCGCACCGCCCCGGCTGATGTGTTCGGTGTGGAGAACGGCTACGTGGTGGACACCCCCGCAGATTCCTTCACCGATTCGGTTAAGGAAAATGAGGCGGCGCTCACCCCGAGCCAGCGGTTGCAGCAACGGGCTGCCCAGGTGCGGGCCGAGGCCCCGGCTGCACTGGCTGGGGCTGATTCAGAAGAGATGCCCTTCTGATGCGCACCGCCGACTTCGAGCTCCGCGTTCCGTTGATGTCCAAGGCCCGGCCCCGGTCTTCACCGAGAGGCGGCCGGCCGTACATGCCCAAGGCCTACATGGACTGGAAAGCAAATGTGCGGGCAATCCTTGGCGAGTGGTGGGCTATCCCCCCTCTCGACGACGTGCGCTGCCTGTGCCTGGTGTTCAGGGGGCCCGCCCGTGGCGACCTGGACAACATGGCAGGCGCTGTGCTCGATGCCGGCAATGGCCTGATCTGGAGCGACGACCGGGTGGGTGTGGTGCCCACCCTCGCCTTGCGCTGGACAAAGACCCCAAAAACAAATCAATCCATCTACATGAAGGTGATCTGGGAATGACTAGCTACGGATACCCACCGACCATCTGGCAGGACTGCGCCAACTGCCGCTACAGCAGACCGCTGAAGGCCAGAGATGACGTGCTTTCGTGCCGCCGTAATGCGCCGCAACTGCACGGCGACTACAACAGCGGGCCCGACGCCACCACCTACGGGATGTGGCCTGCTGTTTTCGATGCCTTCTGGTGCGGCGAGTGGGCCCCGGGGGATACGTCCGAATGAACTGCCCCAAATGCAGCCACGATCAGAGCCGCGTCATTGACATCAAGCGGAAGCCGGATGGCCTGCGGCGCGGGCGCATTTGCTCTGCTTGCGGCTACAAGTTCAACACCCTTGAACGGGTGGAGGTGTGGGACGCAGCCCTGCATGGCTACGTCTCCCCCACCGAGAGCGTGCCGGCCCTTGCTGTGGTGCCAAGCCATGTTGTCGAGGTGCCCAAGAAGGTCGCGGCAACCGCTCGCCACCAGGCCAGCCTCGACGAGGACTGCCTAGTGAACGTGTGCGCCGAGGCCCAGCCGCTGCTGGTGCAGTGGTGGAACGAGAGCCGCAAGAGCAAGCACCGCGCCAACGCCACCTGGACCAAGGCGGCATGGGAGGCATCTGTCCAGCGGGTGGCAAGGCTGCCCCACTGGCAGCAGGTGTTGCTGTGCCATGCCGGTGTTGAGCACGGCTGGCAGGCGCTCAAGCCTGAGTACCTCAAAGAGGAGCTGGCCAAACCCACAGGGCAAGGCCGGCCCATGCCCAAAGACCCAGCAATGCTCGCCGCCCTGGAGTCATGGCCCAAGCAAACAGCCTGACGCCGGAAACCTTCTTGGCAGTAGCCGAGATGATCGCCGGCCACCTCCGCATCAAGGAGTCCGACCGCTGGAGTGCGCATATCTGCCGGCTGAAGTTTCACAGCTTCACGTCCGAGTTCCCGGAGATCAACGAGACGCAGTTCATGTGGGCTTCCGAGCAGTGGATTCAAGCCACCGATGCCGGCACCTTTCTGCGCTACCCCACCTGGGGGGAGCTGATGGGCCCGCTGTATCGGACAGAGGCAGGGCGGGCCAACCGCAGCTGGGGCCCACGGGCTGAGCTGCCGGGCTTTGTCCGCTTCAAGGCTGAGCAGTTAGCGCTGCTGCCCAGTGCCCCGCGATCAATCGCCAAGACGCCCGACCAGCAGAACCTCGACGCCTACCGCACGGTTGGCCGCGCCGGGGAAGCCGAGGCCCGGGGCCTGCCCCTGCGGCCCGCGGACCAGCCGCGACTGCTGACGGGCGCTGGGCTCAGTGAGGAGGAGTGGCAGGCGTATCTAGCCCAACTACCCCAGGAGGTGACATGCAACAGCTGATCGGCACCGCTGAACGCCAGCGGGTATTGGAGCAGGGCCTCAAGTCAGGGCTCTGGAGCATTGACCAGTTCAACAAGACCAGCCCCAAGGGTGAGCCGGTGCTGCCGGCGCCTGGGTTCCTCACCCAGCACCCGCAGTTCTTTGACAAGGCCTTCAGGGATCTCGATGCCTACCGCGGCGGCCACGTCCGGGATGTGTTTTGAGCTGGGCCGAGGCCTACTCGTTTGGCCAGCCGGTCAAGGTCTTTTACCGGGGCAACTGGCAACTGGCGCAGGTTTGCGCCACCCGCAGCAGGAGCTGCATGGTCACCCTTGCCATATCAGGCGGGCCGCTAACAGCAAACATTCACGACCCAAGGAACATCCAGCCATGCCAACCAAAAAGCACGAAAGAACCGTCGACGTCGAGCGATCAGCTCTCCTTCGATTGATGAAGGAGGCCCGCGTCCGGGTGGAGGAAGCCGAGCAGGAGGGCGCCAACTACGTCTCGACCTGGTGGGGCGGTTACTACCGGGCGCTGGAAGACCTGCTCGCCATGGAGAACGAGTGATGAGCTGGTCGAAACCCAAGCGCCTTCTAATTCAAGGCCCGGAACCCAACCTCGGTCCAGGTGCAAGCCGGCCGCTGCCCAAGGAGCGCACTCGGATGTATCGGTTGAGTGTTGAGCTGGTGGGGGCGCCGCCAATGCGCGTCACCCTCCTGGCCGCCAGCCGCTACAAGGCCCTTCTGTACTGCCGCAACCGCTGGCCGGACTGCGTTGCGGAGGTGATCAAGTGAGGCCCACCTTCATGGCGATCACCAGCACCGGCGGCTACATCGGTCGCATCTACTGGACCAACAGCGGCGTTCACCCGGGCTTTCCGCGGTGGGGCTCAGTTAATGCCATCCCTAACCCAGCGCTCATGGGTGACAGGTGGGGAGTATGGGCGGGGCTGTTCCCCGTGATTCGACAGATCATCAACTGGAGGTTTTATGAAAGCCCTGATTGACACCGAGGTGTACCTCTACCGGGCTGCCGCGGCCTGCGAGGTGGAAGCGGAGTGGGCGCCGGATGACTGGACCTACCTCTGCCGCCACGGCGATGCGCAGGCCCTGTTCCAGGACGCCATTGGCGAGATCCGCGACACCCTCCCCGACTACAAGCCGGTGCTGGTGTTCAGCGATCGGGTGTCCTTCCGCTATGGGGTGTGGCCCCAGTACAAGGCCAACCGCAAGAAGTACCGCAAGCCGGCTGGCTACCGGCAGCTGGTCGATTGGGTGGACAAGGCTGGCCCCGCTCGCGGGTGGGAGGTGGTGCGGCTGCCGGATGTGGAGGGCGACGACGTGCTCGGGATCCTTTACGAGGAGGGCGACGTGATTGCCTCGATCGACAAGGACATGCTCACCCTGCCGGGGCTGCATTTGCGGGACGGCGAGGTGCAGGAAGTTGACCGGCTACAGGCCGATCGCAACTTCTACGGCCAGGTGCTCACTGGTGACAGCAGCGACAACTACCCCGGCTGCCCTGGGGTGGGGCCTGTTGGCGCCGAGAAGCTGCTGGCTGGTTGTATTGCAGAAGTGGATATGTGGCGGCAGGTGCTTGGGGCCTTTGCAAAGAAGGGCTTTGGCGAGCCCTACGTGATCGCCCAGGCCCGCTGTGCGCGTATCCTTCGGGCTGGCGAGTACGACTTGACGGCCGGCACTCCCCTGTTATGGAGTCCACCGGTAGCCTGAGGTTGATCTGCACTACTGCAGAAGTGCTACAGCCGATAGTCACCGACGAGTTGATCACCAAGCTGCGGGCCATCTTCCCTGATGTGCCCGGCCGCTCAATGTCCCATCGGGAGATTGACCACTGGATTGGCACGCAGGAGGTAATCGGCTATTTGACCAAGCTGCGAGAAGAGCAGCAGTCGGACCCGCTCAATCTGGAGAACCTCTGATGTGTGGAGGCAAGGCTGCAACCATCACCATGCCGGACACCGGGGCCTACGACCGGATGGCCCAGATGCAGATGAATGCCATGCAGCAGCAGCAGCAGGGCGTGGCGGCGCTTAAGCAGATGGAGTTGAACCAGGCGCTGCGCAACCAGGAGCAGGGGCTTATGGCAGCGCGGGATTTCAAGACCGAGCGGGCCAACGACACTGCCGCCAATGCCCAGCGGATGGCGGCGCTGATCGGCACCCCGCCGCCAGAGAAGACCGCCAAGGCGCCAGTGGTTGGCACCGACCGCGAAAACATGGTCAAGGCCAAAGGCAAAAAGGGCCTGCGGATTGATCGCGTTGACCGGGCCACTGCCACCAGCGAAGGCGCTGGAACGGGTCTCAACATCACCACCGCAAGCTAGCCATGTGCCGTACTGCAGCCCCTCAGATCATTTACAGCGGGCCCAGCCAGCAGGACATCGCGGCGCAAAACGCGCAGATGCAGGCCTACATGCAGCAATCAGCTGCCCAGCAGCAGACGTTTGCAGCGGCGCTGCAAGCACAGATCGATCAAGCCAACCAGTCTGCGCAGAAGCAGGCCGCGGCCCTGGCGAAGGAGCGTGCCGCCTTCGAGAGCGGCATAAAAACTGAGGCGCAAAAAGCCCAGGAGGCCATGTCCATGGAGAAGCAGAAAGCTCAGCTGGACATGGCGGCTCAATCTGCTGCCGCTGCCAGCGAGAACGCAGCCATAGCCCAGTCGTCCTACGGGGTCAATACAGCTCAGATAACCCCTGCCAACGCGCAAACAACTGAGCCGGTGACACCGAAAAAGAAAGAGCAGTCCAGCAGCTTAAAAATTGCGCAGGGTTCGGTGTCCGCCATGGCCGGCTCCGGCCTCAACATCGGAGTCTGACCATGTGCAAAGGAGGCGGCAACAACAACGCTCAGAAGCAAGCAGACGCAGATGCAGCAGCACGCCAAGCCGAGGCAGATCGAATAAGCCAGCAGCTAGCTGCCGAGCAAGCCAGGGTTGCCGAGGCTCAACGTGCAGCCGAAGCGCAGGTCAAGGCTTTGCAGGCGCAACAAGCGCAGCAGCAGCAACTAGCTCAACAGAGAGCGGCCCAGCAGCAGCAGCAGATGCAGGCGCAAGCCAAGGCCCAAGCCGAGCAGCTCTACCAGCAACAGCAGGCGCAGCGGGCGCAAATTGCTCAGCAGCAGGCAGAGCAGGCAAGGGCGCTGGCCGCGCAACGCCTGGCCACTGGTGCGGCTTCAACCTCAATGCGGGTGCTGAATCAAAGGCCTGCTGGTAGCGGGCCTACTGCGCCCATTACCGGAGCAAACGTGGCAGGCGACGATCAGAAGCGGCGCCGTGGCGGTGGGACAGGAGCAGAAAGTTTGCGAGTGGGTTCGTCGGGACAGTCCTCAGGCGCTGGCCTGAACATCGGAGTCTGATCACATGAGCTGCGCCAAGCGTTACCGGGCCCTGGAGTCAGACCGCAACTACTACCTGGAGAGGGCCCGCAGTTCAGCGCGGCTGACCCTGCCGTATCTGATCCCGCTCAGCGATGAGCCCACGGCGATGGAGAACCAGACCTGGCCTCTGCCATGGAATGGGATCGGCGCCCGCGGTGTTCACAACCTGGCCAGCCGGCTGCTGCTGGCGCTGCTGCCACCGACTGAAACCTTCTTCCGTTTCACGATCGACGAGATCGAGATGGGCAAGAGGGAGGCTGAGCAAGCTGCTGCTGGTGCCAGCCCTGAGGACATCGGCCGGCAGAAGAGCGAGTTCGACCTGGCGCTAGCCCGGCTGGAGCGAGCGGTGCTGCGCAGCATCGAGACCTCCAACGATCGGGTGGCGGTCCACGAGATGCTCCTGCACCTGGTCATCAGCGGCAACGTGCTGATGTACGTCTCCGACGAGGGGCTCAAGTGTTTTCACTTGAACCGCTACGCCTGCCGCCGCGACCCGATGGGCAACCCGCTGGAGGCAATCGTGTGCGAGGTGCTGTCGGTTGAGGCCTTGCCCGAGAACGCCAGGGAGCTGCTTGACGACAGCGACGGTGAGGTGGAGGGGATCTACGACGACGACCGCACACCCGAATACGAGCGCACCGTGCGGATCTACACCCACATCCAATGGGAGTGGAAGAAGGTCAAGTGGTATCAGGAGCTCAAGGATCAGGAGATCCCCGGCACCCGCGGCACCGCCAGCGTCAGCGAATCCCCCTGGATGCCGCTGCGCATGTACCGAATTGACGGCCAGGGCTACTCCCCCGGCTACGTGGAGGCCGCCTGCATCGCCGACCTGCAGACCGCTGAAGCACTGAGCCAGGCGATTGCTGAAGGGGCGCTGGTGTCAGCGCAGGTGAAGCACCTGGTCAAGCCAAGCGGCATCGCCAACCCGAAGAAGTTGGCCGAGGCCCCCAACGGTGCGTATCTGCCAGGCAACCCCGACGACGTGTTCACCATTCAGGTGAACAAGGCAGCCGACCTGAACGTGGCGGCCCAGGGCCTGGCGCGGATCGAGGCCCGGCTGGCACAGGCCTTCATGCTTGCCGACGTGCGCGACTCCGAGCGGACCACCGCTGAGGAGGTGCGGCTGCAGGCGCTGCAGATCGAGAACAGCCTCGGCTCCATCTACGCCATCCTCACCACCGAGTTCCAGCAGCCCTACGTGGCGCGGAAGCTGGCGATCCTGACCCGCAAGGGCAAGCTGCCCAAGTTGCCCGAGGAGCTGGTCAAGCCAGTGGTGAGCGTGGGCCTGGCAGCAGTTGGCCGCGGCAACGACCTGGAGAAGACCGCCCGGTTCATGACCATCCTCCAGCAATCGCTGGGGCCCGAGGGCATTGCCACCTACGTGAACCCCTCCGAGCTGATCCGCCGATTGGCCAGCGCCATGGGCATGGACATCATCGGCCTGGTCAAGACCGAAGAGCAGCTTGCTGAAGAGCAACAGCAGGCGCAACAGCAGGCGATGACTCAGCAAGCAATGGCGGCCGGCATGGCCGACCCGCAAAAGCTGGCCAATGCCGCCGCCACCAGCCAGCAGATGGCTGAACCACTACCCCCTGAACAGGCCCCGCAATGACGATGAGCCCCGCCCCAGAGCTGCAGGACATGCTGGCCCCCGGCCAGGAGGACATGATCGACGGCTTCCTTGAGGAGCTGGAGGAAGAGCAGGCCCAACAGAACACCCCTGCCCCGGCAGAGGAGCAGCAGTTGCTGGCTGGCAAGTTCAAGAGCACCGAGGATCTGGAGCGTGCCTACCTAGAAGCGCAGAAGCTGATCGGCAGCCGCGGCCAGCAGGTGCCAGAGCCGGCTGCCGCTGAGCCTGCGCCCACCCCTGAGCAGTACACCCCTGAGATGGGCAAGCAGCTCTATGGCAACACGGTGGCAACGGCCATCGAGGCGGCTGAGATCAACCCGCTGGAGATGGCCGAGAAGGTCTACGCCGGCCAGGACGTGAGTAGCTACGTCGAGGCCCTGGTGAGCAAGGGCGGCTTGCCGAGGGAGGTGGTGGAGACCTACCTGCAGGGGGTGGCCCCGGCCAAGGTTCCGGCCCAACAGCAGCAGGGCGAGGGCCTCACCGAGGCTGACGCGACTGAGCTCAAGGCGATGGTGGGTGGCGAGCAGCAGTTCCAGCAGCTCAGCCAGTGGGCTGTGGCCAACCTGGAGCCGCAGGAGCTGTCCGACTACAACGCCGCAATCGACAGCGGCAGCAAGGCTGCTGCCCGCTTTGCGCTCAAGCAGTTGCAGGTGCGCTCAAGCAGCAGCGGCGAGCCGAAGCTGATCAGCGGTGGCGGCGCGGTCAAGGCCGACGTGTTCGACAGCGATCAGCAAGCGGTCGATGCCCGCAGCAAGCGCGGCGAAAACGGCCGTGCCCTGTACGACACCGATCCCAAATATCGGCAGTGGTACGACAAGACCCTTTCCAGGTCGAATGTGTTTATGTAAGGTTTGCGCATGAGTTGTTCTGCACATGTGGAACTAAGCGGGCCTCCCTAGGGAGATACCCCGCATTGGTGAAGCAAGGGAGTAGGAGCTCGCAATCCCTTTTGGCCAATGGCCAACGTTTCTCTCGACCGTATTGGTCAGATCAAAGGTACAGGTGCAGTTGATGCCCTGTTCCTCAAGCTCGGCATTGCCGAGTTGCTTTCAGCCTTCGACCGCACCTGCGTGTTCAAGGGCAAAGTCAAAGAGCGCAACATCAAAGGCGGCAAGAGCGCAGCTTTCCCGGTTTCGGGCAAGGCTGATGCGGCTTACCACGTCCCTGGCACTCCGATCCTCGGGGCGACCAACAGCCCTGGCGACCGCAACGAACAGCTGATCAACCTCGATGGTTTGATGATTGCCGACCAGGTGATCTATGACCTGGAGGAGCTGATGAACTACTACGACGTTCGTCAGGATGTCACCCATCAGCTGGGACAGGCCCTCGCCCGTGAGTGGGACAAGCGTGCTGCTCGCGTGCTGTACGCCGCGGCCAAGACCACCACAGAACCCCTGGCTAAAGCCGGTAACGCCGGCCGCATCGGCAACGCCCAGACCCTGTCTGCTGGTTACGCCGCTGCTACTGCCAACGCCAAGGGCGATGAGCTGGCCGCCAAGATCGGCGCCATCAAGGTGGCTCTCAAGACGAAGGACGTGCCCACCGAAGACCTCGTGTGTGTCGTTCCTCCTGCTGAGTACGACTTCCTGCTCGATTCCACCAGGGCGAT